GCCTCGGGGATCGTGGACGTGGGCACCCACTGGAACGCGGCGTCGCTCGTCGACGGCCAGTCGTTCAGCGGGCCATCGAACCAGTTCGGGTTCTCGAAAGCCTGGCCGACGTACTCGGGCAAGAGCGCGTTGGCGCTGTGTTCGTACGGGTTCAACTTGAGGTTCTTCACCTTCGGGTAGGCCCACCACGCGTACGGGGAGTCCGCGTCGCGGTCACCGTTGTTGACCCGCCACTCCCACAACTCGATCGAGATGCCGTTCCCGCTGATGACACCGAGGCGAGGAGCTGCGAACCCGACGCGTGCCCCGTCGAACCCGCTGAGCACCGAGCCCAGCGACAGCCGGGCCGCGAGGTACGGGTCGGGCGTCGTGAACCGGAGCGTCACGTCGAACCACTTCAAGGTCGGATCACCCTTCAGCGACACCTGGACGTCACCGCACCCGTTCTTCTCCTCGACCTCGTCACCGTCGACGTAGTTCGGGGAGACCGACATGATGACCAGGGCGTTGCTGACGTAGAGGTTCTCCGCGCCGGGCAGCGGGACACCATCGGTGTCGAGGTCGGCAATGCGCACACGGCAAGCGTGCGCCTGGGGGAGACATGCATTCTCTGCCATCGGTGCTCCTTACGGGGTGAACGCGGCCGCGAAGATCGCGGCATCGGCCATTGCTTCGGTTGCGGTCTTCAACTGCGCGTCGGTGAGCGCGACAGCGAACGTCGCGAGGTTCGACCAGCGGGTCTGCATCGTCTTCCAGAACGAACCTGACGTCCCACCGATCGCGAGGTCCGCCTGCGTGATCGCCAGGTTCACACGCAACGACGACGCGATCAGCGCACCGTTGACCCAGTACTCGACGCTCGACCCTCGGCCTCGGATGGCGAGCACGAACGCCTGCCCGATCGTCACGATCCCCTGCGCCTTCGCGCAGATGTGCGACTTCGGGTACGGCTGGTTGTGGACGAAGTCGGTCATGCCGCCGTCGCCACCCGTCACGAACGTGACGTCGTCGGTGCCGTGCCACATCAGGTTGTAGTTCGCGTTCCCGTCGAGGTCGTGGCCGATCACCGCGTACACCCCGACGGGCGGGCCACCACTTCCGGCACGCCCTCCGGCCTCGTCGACCAGCATGCACAGCGCCATCAGGGAGAAGTTCAACGTCGGGTCCGACAGTCGAGCGCGTGGCGACGGCACCGTGAAGTACCCGTCGACGCACTGCAATGACTGCCCTGCCTTCGTCGAGAGCGCGGCCGTCTGGTAGGTGAGCGTCGCGTGCGCTGTGCCGTGACGTGCGTTCCCGCTCGCGTCCTGCGGGTTCCCCGACGCGTCGTCGAGCGGGTAGTACCCGAACGGTGAGAGCGCGAGAATCGCCGTGTCGAGGTCCGACGCGTTCGCGTCGAGTTCGTACGGCACGTAGTCATGCGTCGTTCCGGACCCACCGCCCGTCCCACCGAAGTCGCCGGAGTAGTCAGCGCGCAGCAGCGGCGTCGCGGCGATCGTCGAGAAGTCCTCCTCGAGCACGGTCACGAGTTGCCGCCCAGCACACAGACCGGCACGTCGACCTCGGCCGCGACGTGACAGCAGTTGTCCCACTGCACCGCGACCACCTGATACGCGGTGACGACCATGTCGTTCGTCGCACGCGCCATCTGCACGCCCATGTCCTCGTCGGACGCGGGCAGCGTCGTGATGTCCGTCGAGCGCAGGCCCATCATCGAGGTGCCGTAGATCCACTGCGTGTCGCCCGCTGGGGTGCCGCCTGGGCCGCTGCCGTCATACCCGGCATCGGGGACCACCACGTGACCGTTCGCCGTGATCCACGACCCCCCAGCCAGCATCACCACGTTCGGGAACGCGGCGAGTTCGGTGAGCATCTGCGGGGTCATGTGGACCAGCCCGACGCACCCTTGACAGCACGACGCCAGCGCGGCCTCGACGCAAGCCAGCGCGTGCCGTGCCGCCATCGGTCCCGTGCCCACCGTCACCGAAGTGGGGTCGGTCAGCGGAATGTTGTCGAGCCCCGCCCCCGTCGCGAGCGCGCCCGACCACACCTCCCGCGCGATCTGATACGAGCGCGTCGCGATCAGCTGCCGCTTCGCTCGCCCCTGCCAGTCACGCGACTGCCAGCCGAACGTCGAGCATCGGTCCTCGCTGAACACGACGAACGGTTCGCCCGACACGACGGACGGCTGATCGAGCGGGCCCACCTCGGGCGTGGTGCCCGCGCACTCGATCTCCACCGCACCACTGATCCCGCACGCCTCGGGCAAGAACTGAAAGCCGAACTCCCACCTGCCATCCGTGAGCGCGGGCAACGCCGCGAAGATGCCGTACTTCGGCGGCTTCGCGGGGACTGCTTGCACGGGCTCAAGTCGCGGCATGTGGCGTCTCCTTGTGAGGTGAGGGAACGGGCGATGCGTCCGGGCGGAACGACGACGCCCGCTCCCTCACGACCAATGCTTAGGACCCGACGACGCAGGGGCTGATGTCGACGAGAGCCGACGCCGAGCCGTCCGGGCAGACGTCCGACTCGATGCGCATCGTCGTGTCGGGGTCACCGTGGAAGTGGGTGCCCTCGAACGACTCAGCGAACAGTTGGAAGTCGTTCGTCGAGTTGAGCGTGCTGTCACGCACGATGCCCAGGTCGAGCGTGCCGCCGTCGAGGAACAGCCACGAGCCCGTCGGGTACAGGTACTGCACGACATGGTCCGGCCATCCGAGCGCGGGGCCATCACCCTGCGGACCGAAGATCTGGCCGTCCGCGACCTCGCCGTCGTAGAGCCATACGGGAGTAAGGCCCCGCACCGCGAACCAGCGGCTGATCGCTGCGTCCGCGAGGGCGAGCGTCTCGTCGAGGGTGCCCACCGGCATCTGCCGCGCGATGTCCGTGCGGATCATGTCGAGGAGCCAGTACGGCGCGGCGTACGTCCAGCCGATCGAGTAGTCACGGTGGTACGACCGGCGCGCCGCGAGGATGCGGTCGAGCGTCGTGAGGATGTCCCGCGACGTGCCGAGGATCTGGCCCGCCGACACCTGCGTCGAGTCCGTGCCGACACGGGTGATGTGCTTGATCTCGGCCTCACGCGCCCACTGCACGGCAGCGAGACGCATCCATGCTTCCAACTGCTCGGGGAAGAAGCGGGCACGGAAGTTGCCGGTCTTCAAGCAACGCACGATCGCGTCGACCAGGTCCTCGTCCTCCTCGGGGCACGTGATCGTCAGGCACGGCTTCGTCGTCGGGTCGGCCGGGGTCCGGTCGTTCGCCTCGGTCCACACGCTGATCGCGCCGTCGAGGTCGGTGAGCGTGGGCGGCGGGATCGTCGCCACACCACCACGTTCAGCACCGAACCTGGTCAGTGCCTTGTCGCGGAACGGGCGACCGTCATCACCGAGGGTCGGCAGGTCGTACGACACATTGATCGGAGAGCAGATACCACCCGTCGACTGCAACGACTGGAACGACTGCGACCGTGCGTTGACGACCTGACGGATCTTCCGCTCGTTCGACTTCGCGTTGTCCGAGAGGGTGCGCTCCTCGCCGTACATCGCGGCCGGTGAGTCCCACCCGCGACGAGCCAACTTCATCTGCATCCCCGGCCCGCTGAACCCACGCGTCGCCTGCCACGCGTTCTCCAGGAGCTCGCACAGTTGCTCGGGCCGACGGATCTTCGAACCCATGCTCACGCCCGGCGCGTTCGCCGATGCGACGAGACCCCAGTCTTCGAACGTCGCGGGCAGGCCACCCGTGCGTCGAGGCTGCGTCGACGCGGGCCGACGAGCCGCGACCTTCGACACCTTCGACGGGGCGCTCGCTGCGATGGGCTCGGCCACTTCCTCGGCTTCGACCTGCTCAGCCTCCACATCCTCGGTGTGCTCGGGGTCCTCCTCCTCGGTCGACTCCTCATCGGTCTCGGGCTCGGCCTCGGGATCGGGGTCCGACTCGTCGACCTCGGGGTCACCGGCCAGGCGGGCGAGGGCTTCCTCGCGGCGCGCGGTCTCAGCCTCGGCGCGCTCGGTGCGCACGGTCTGCTCGGCCCGCACAGCGTCAGCGGCGTCAGCGGCCTGCACGACCAGATCCACATCCTCCTCGGATGAGGCTGCCGACTGAAGGTCGGCAAGGTAGTCACCCAACTCGGCATCGGTCATCGACTCGATGTTCACGAGCAGGGCCAGCAACTCAGCAAGATTCATCGGGCTCCTCAGGTCTCACGGTGGGTCGGTGAGCGCAGTGGTGCGGGAGCCGCGACTAGGGCGTGGCTTGCATCGACGGCTATGACGTCGACGGCCTGACTGGCTGTTGGCCGAGCATCTTAGACACGAGGTACGCGCGTGGGGCGCGGATGTACCGCTACGACGCGAGGTCGGCGCGTCCTGCGCGCCACGCTTCCAACTGCCAGTCCTGCATCTGCTGGTCGTCAGCGAGCCGTGCGAGCGCGGCGCGGTGAGCGTCAGGCGCGAGGTGGCGAGTCCTGCGCTCGAGGAGCCCGAGCACATGGAGCACCGCGTCGAGGCGTCCGTCTTGCACGGCGGTGAGCAGGCCAGCCTCGCGTTCCGCGCAGCCGGGGCACAGGTGGCGGACCACGTTCAACGCCGACGCACGCACGATCACGCCGTCCTGGTCGTACTGCACGAACGGCCGAGCCGAGGGCATCGAGGTGATCCCCGACGCGGCGAGCGCGTGACGGGCGATCGGGAACCCCGGCCGTGACACGGTCAGCGCGGCAATGAACTGCGCGCCGTTGTAGCCAGGCACCGAACGCCAGTCACCCGACAGCGACGAGGCGCGCAGCACTCGCAGCTGCTCCGGTGAGATGTCGGGACGGACCGCGCCGCAGACCCACACCCCGACGGGGGACTGCGTCACACGACAGTCGCCCCACGCGAGGCCGGTGTGCGCGTACGCGTCGACCGCGTCGGGAGCGAACAGCCACTGGTCGGGATGGTCCGCGTCGAGGACAACGGGTGAGGTCGGCACGTCGTCACCGCTGGCGCAGAGCGTGTGCCCGGTGAAGAACCCGTCCGTCACCACGCCTGCCGCGTCCGTCTCACGCACGCTCGCCAACCACTCGTCGCTCGACAACGGGGGCGACACGCAGTCGTCGAGGTACCCGACATGGCACTGACCGAAGTAGCAGGCGTGCCCGTAGAACTGCCCGCTGTCGAGGATCGTGAGGGGCACGGCCCACGACACACCGTCAGGCTGGAGCACCCACTCGTCTGACGTGTCCTCGGGCTCGGGCGTGAAGAACCAGTCGCGAGGTGGCGCGAGCGGGAACGCGCCAGCCGAGGCGGCGATAGGTGGGGCCTCGACTGGCGCGCCCTCCTCGACGACCTCCTCTCCTAGTTCGATGCGAGCATCAATGAACGCGGGCACGTCGACGAGCGTCAGCGCGCGGAGGCGACTGCGCGTGTAGCGATAGATGATCGCGTCGGCGCTGTCCTGCATCAGCACTTCACCGTCGGGGTTCGGGTCACCTGCCGCGGCGAGGAGCCTGGCGATGTGCGGTGGCGCGTCGAGCACGTGCGTGCCGAGATGGTCGAGGCGCAGAGACGCGGACGCCATGATGACGACGTCCTCCTCGCCGTCCCCCGCGCCGCCAGTCGTGTCGACGATCTCCAACGTCACGTCGTCGTAGACCACGCTCACACCCGAGGCGAGCGGCGGGACGAGTGCCATCAGCCGTGCCACCTCGGCACCGGCCAGGCTCTGATCGTCGAGGGTGCCTGATGCCTCGATGCGGTTGTCGACGCGTGCGAGTTCGGTGATGACGCCGACCGTCAGCGTGTCCTCGTGCGAGCCGTTGTCGGTCGGGGACCACTGCACGGGAATGTCCTCGGGCTTCTCCCATTGCCATGCGCCCTCAGCCCACACACGACCGTCACCGGTCTGCACGTTCTCGAAGACGATGCCCCCGTTGTTGACGGTCTTCCATCGGCGCATGAGCGGGGAGCCTACGCCGTGACCATGCCGTCGGCTGTGAACCTCACGTCCACGTCGACGCGCTCGTGCTGCTTCGCCGCGTAGTCGAGGTACTCCCGAGCCCACGGGGGAAGGGCTTCACGGGTGTCGACCGCCTCGACGACCTGCACGACGAGGGCCTTCTCGAACGGGCGCAACGGCACGACGTTGAACGCACGTGCCGTCTCTCTGCTCAGGTCGACGTTCACGTTGCTCCTCCCGAGTACCAGGCCGGGTTCGCGTGGGCTCGCTCGGTGAGTGACGACCCGTGGAACCGCTCCCACCGAGCGACGTCGTACTTCTCGACAGCCGTCGCGCCGCGGTTGAGCACCACACGGTAGGTCGAAGTCGCGTCGATGCCGTCGTACCCCATCGCCGTCGCGAGCCGCCCCTCGTCGTTCACCACCTGCTTGAGCATCTTCGCTCGCTGCACGATCTCCTTACCGATCTCCCGTGTCTCACCCGAGGACGCCGTGCCCAGTTGCACGTCGTAGCCGAACCCCTCCCAGTGATTGAGCATCGTCGTCAACTCTTCCTGCACGTCACGCAGCAAGTGATGGTCGATGAACCGCGCGTCGGGGTCGATCGCGATCGTGGCGACGAACTCCTCGGACTCGTCGGCCGTCGCACGCGCATACCCCCTGGCCTCGTCGAGCAGCGTCGAGGTGTAGGTGCCGTTGCCGTAGATGCCCTCGCCCGCGAAGTACGGGCCGTCGCGCAGGTCGTCGAGCAGCGACAGCGCGCCCGTGTCGCCCGTCCGCACACCGGTCGCGTCCACGCCCCGATAGACGACCTGCCATCCCGCGTCGGCCAGCCCCTGCGCCTCGCCCGCCTCGACGACGGTGGGCAGCGCGTCGAAGCCTCGGTTCGCGTACAGCTTCGAGAGCATGACGTCGGCGTGCGCGTAGCCGTCGACTTCGGAGTAGCGCGGTGCGAAGTACCACTCCTCAAGGTCGGCGGTGTTCAAGACGTCGAGGGCTTTGATGCCCTCGTTCGCGAGCGCCTTCGTGTAGTCCGCCTGGGACTTGAAGCCGGACAGTTCAAGGTCGAGGTCGGGCAGCGAGCCGGTGTGCTTCGGCCCGACGAGCATGTCCATCTGCGCACGGGTGAAGTCACTACCGCTCGACGCACGCAGCAGGCCCGCGAGGTCGCCGCCCTCACCGATCGTCTCGGGCACCACGTACTCGTAGCGGATGAACGGCACGCCGCTGATCCCTTGCGGTGTGTCGACCAACTCCCACGACTTCATCCGCCACGTCGAGTCCGGACGCATCACCAGCCTGCGCTCGTCGACGAACGCTGCGGGCCCGCCCTCGGGGATCACATACTGCACGATCGCGTTCGGTCGCACAGCCAGCGCGTCATCGACGTTGAGCATCGGCTCCACGAACGAGCGGTGCGTGATCGTCGAGCCGACCTCGGGGATGTCACCGGCCCAGGGCAGGTACGCGGTAACGGGCTCGGGTGGTCCACCCATGTTGGCGAGCAGGTTGTCCATCTCCGCGAACTCGCGCTCGTCGACCGGGGTCTGCAAGCGGCCGTGCGACTCCATCCGCCGCGCCCACTTCTCCTCGTTCCGCACATACGTGTCGACGACCGCATCGGCGGGATCGTCCGCCGCGATCTGCCCGTAGTGGTCGGCCAGCGACGCTTCAACCGAGCGGCCCTCTGCCACGAGGCCGTCGTACACCGCGGTCTGCGAGGCGGCTGGACCAGCGAGGATGTCCGATGCCATGCGGGCAAACGGGTCGTCCTCGACGTCGAGCACGGGCGATGTCGGCGGGCCAGCGAGTAGGTCACCGAACTCAGCGAGCAAGTCGTCGACCGGCGCCGAGGCCTCCACGTCACCGGCGTCGTCGGGCGCGACACCTGCGTCGACTGCGGCGAGGATCACCGGTTCGAAGTCGCAGATGCAGCCAGCGTGATCGCCGGGAAAGTAGAACTCCGTCTCGGGGAACGAGTCACCGTTCGCGAGTACGTCGTCGTCGAAGTTCACGAACTCGATGCCGTCGAGCTCCACGTGCGGTTCGAACGGGCGAGCACGATGCGCGGGACCGTAGACCCACACGTACCCCTCGATGCCCGCGCCACCATCGGACAGCACCTCGTTGACGAGCACACCCGTCCCGATCCCACCGTCAGGCGCGCCCGTCGGGTTCGTCAACGCGACGAACGCCGAGTGGCCGGGGCCGAGCGCGTTCGGCTGGTTCGGCACCTCGCTCGTGCTGATCCCCGTCGAGCCGCCCGCGCGTTGCACGGCCTGGCGCACGAGACCGGTCGGCACCTTCGCGTTCGGGTCGAACTCACCGATGCCAGGGTCGGTCGGGTTCGGGTTGAACAGACGCTCCGCGCCGAGCGACGACAGCGACTGCTTCATCCACGACCACGCCTCGTCGAGGTGGTCGGCCTGCCGGAGAGCGAGGCCTTCCCGTTCAGCCGTCGACAGCCCGCTCGTCACCTGGCTGGCGATGTCGAGCGCTTGCTCCTGCGCCGCGCCGCCCCACGACTTGAACTGCTTCTCCAGGTCATCCCACGCGCCCTCGAACAGGTCCTCCGCGTCGCCTGCCGCGGCGCGCACGACGGTACGGCCCAGCACCGAGGCGACCTCGCGTCGAGGCACACCTGCGGTGATGGCACGGTGCGCGCTGGCCTTCGTGCGCAGGACGTTGCCGATCTTCTCCAGTGCCCGCTCCATCGCGTCGGTCGACGCGACTGTCAGTCGGACGAGGAGGTCACGGTCGAGCGCGGCCAGCCTCTTGCCCGCGTCGGTGCGGACTCGGGCCGCTGCCGAGAGGGCGAACCGCTGGGGTGACCCCTGGGCTACCGCCGACGCTCCCCCTTGCCCCTGGGGGGCGCCCCACATAGGGCGGCTTAGGGGGCTCCCTGGCGGTTCCCCTGGCGGCAGGGGCTGGGGTTCCGTTGCCGTCATCAGCGCGAGGATGCGGGCGAGCAGGGCAGCGGGCTCCTCGGGTGCGGGCGTCTCCTCGGGTGGCACCTGGTTCGGGTCGGGCGGCACCACCGTCGCAGGCGTCGACACCTCGATCTCGGGTGCGTCAGCCATCAGCCTGAGCAGCGCGAGCGTGAGGTCAGCCGTGAGGATGCCTCGACGCAGGCCAGCCGAGACCAGCAACTCGAGGGCGTCGGGCGCGTCGTCCTCGGTCCAGCCCTTCTCGCGTCGCCACGCCTCACCCGAGACGAGACCCTTCTCCAACCCGAAGTCCGCGCTATCGCCGGGGTCGGGCTGGGCGATCAGCGCCGACGGGTCGTACCCGATGACCAACGCCTCGACGTACGGCGCGGTGATCGCGTTCTCCATCAGCTGCGGCCGGTAGTACGCGAACAGCAACGCGTCCATGAGGATGTCGGCACGCGGGCCGAGGTAGTCCTCGAACTCGTCCTCGTCGACCTGCTCCGCGTTCGCGAACGTCGTGTTCATATGGCCGAGCACCTTCTCGACCGGCAACGGCAGGCCACGCGCGATGCGTGCGATGCATCCCTCGATGCGTTCGAAGATGTGCGGGTCGGTCGTGCGGCCGTACGTGAGGAACTTCACCTTGTCGATCAGTTCGGCCATCATCCGCACGACCATCGGCTGGACCTGCGCGCTCGACGCGTTGTCGGTGATCGGGTCGAGGACGCTCGCCTCGAACTCCTCCATGAACACGTCGCGCTTCTCTTCGTCGCCGCCCTCGTCCTCGGTCTCGTTGTCGGGACCGAACGACGCCTCGATCGGGAGGAGCACCATGCCCGCGCCGTGCCGTGACAGTGCCTCGGCGTAGACCTGCTGGCTGAGCGCGGACACGGTGCGCCCGTCGACGATCAGCGCGCGCATCAGCGAGTCGGCCAGCACCTGGTAGCGCGGGTGCTCAAGCCAGACGCGGATGATGGTGTCCTCGCCGGGCACGACCTCGCGGCCCTTGCCGCTCCCGTCAGTCGGATCGTCCTTGACGTAGTAGCGGCCCGCCTTGTTCTCGACCTCGTCGGTCGAGCGGACCTGCCAGTCCTCGGGGAAGGTGACACGCTCGACGTTGCCGTTGTCGTCGGTGACGTCGACCTCGCGTGCCTGCCAGCCC